GAGCTCCGAAGAACCCGTTCTTGTTACTATTAAGACTGCTGTGCAGCCTTAATGTACTTACCAAATCTTTCGTGGAATTCATCAAAACATTCTACTTCATCTGGGTCAATTGGTAAAGCATATTGTGTAAGTGCAACTTTAACACCCATTACAACTAGCTCAGTTTCAAAGTTATCCATTGCAAAGCGCAGGAAGTTATTAACTTTGTCATCAAACATCTTATCGTTTGCGTCTGCCGCTTCTTTAAGTTCATAACATAGCGACACAGTTAGCGAGTACATAGCACTAATTTCTTTAGTCTTTAACTCTTTAACAGTGCCTTTAAGGATATCACTTGGATTAGGCATTGTTGATGCTACCTTGCGGTGAGCCATAAACTTAACAGCAAGCCCTTCGCCTACTGCACCACTAACTAAATTAGTAGTAGTTTCAGCATCTAAATCATCCTCTAGTAGCTCGCTTACAAACGACCAACTACGTGGTGTAGCAAATGAACGCGATGGACTTTTAGGATCAAAGTCGTACAAGTCTTTCTTACTAAACTGTAAGAAACCAACAACATCGTTGTGTATCTTATGTTCGATAGCCCACTCAAACCAGTCATTAAATGATACTGCAAGTTCTAAGTGGATAAAGCGGTTAGCTAACGGAGCAGGCATTCTGTATGTAACGCCTTTGTCAGCATCTCGGTTACCAGCCGCAACAATCATTACATTGTCTGGTAGCTTATAAGTGCCAACCTTACGATTCAAAATCAACTGGTATGCTGCCGCTTGTACGCTTGGCGCTGCCGAGTTCATTTCGTCTAGGAAAAGTACAATGTAGTCGTATTGTGCCGCAAACTCTTCTGTAGGAAGTTCGCTAGGAGCACCCCAAACCATTGTGCCTGTGTTGCTGTCAAAGTATGGAATACCTTTAATGTCTGTAGGTTCCCAAAGAGACAGTCGAATGTCAATTAAGTGTGAATTTGAAAAGCTATCAGTAATTTGTTCAACAACTTCTGACTTACCAATACCCGGTGGCCCCCATAGGAAGATTGGACGCTTCTTTTTCATAGCGTGTTTGATTGATTTCTTTGCGCCGTTTGGGCTAACTGTGCGTAGTGCTACGTTTTCCATAATGTATTCCCTCTTTGCTTTAGTGCATTATTTAAACTATACATATAGTATAGCATCAATACAGTAAATGTCAAGACTTTTTTACAGAATTATTCGTTATTTTGCCGTTTTAATGCCTTTGTGAGCCCGTATTTTCGCAAATCACCACTAAACAAATGTAATTCCATTGCTTTCTTTTCGCTAGTAACGTGTATTGCTCTATTTGTAAGGTAATACGGACAATCAATAAACTTGTCTAAAAATATAATAACTTGGGTAGTCATTGGCATATCTTTTGGATATGGAACTTCGTATGAAGTAAGGTCGATTTCTGTTAATACGTCAAACCCAAGATCAGTTAGTCGAAGTCCGCCTTGGGTTCTAGTATTCTTCCACCATAAAGGTGAATATTCCTTAACTGTAATATCGTTTGAAGTTTTACCTAATTGATTGAGAAAGATCTTAGTATAGGTTTCTTTCCAGTTCATTCTTCTACAACTGCAATGCCATTGTCTAGCATATAAACTGAAAACTCGTCAGTATTAAACATTTCATTTAATTTTTTTGCTAGATTGTGTGCGTGACCCGGATTTGAAAATGATACCTTTTTATATTTTGGGCCCGGATAGTTAGTAATAGAATTACTACTTTTTAAGTTAAATGGCTTTCCATTATAGAAAACGGCCCAAATAGCATCAGCATCTAAGACTTGTTCTGCCCTGTATGTTTTTTTATCTATATATTCTAATAATACAGTAGGTTTAGGTCTGCTCATATGCGTATACTCCTTAAATTATATACGCATATATTTATCTCTTTTTTAAGTTATCTACGCAGTTTACTTCCAGTCTGTTCCGCCGTCTAACTGTACTTCAATAACTTCTGATCCGCCCGAGTTCTCTTTAACGTATCTTTCAAGATCGCCTTCAAGTCTAGCCATTGTAACACCTAGTGTATATGCTAAATTTTTAGCTTGTTGTAAAGTAAGTTTTACTTCTCTAGAGTTACTTGCGTCAGCATTTTTAACTTGCATAATAAATTGCTGTATACTAGATGTGTTTAAGGGTTCATTTTGCATTAGCATTGCTCAACGCCTGGCGCATTTCTAAATCAGATTTAAAAGGACCTTTTGTTTCATATCGTTCTACAGTAATTAGTTTGGGACAAAAACTCTTAACCCAGCCTTTATCGAACTTAATAATGTAGTAACCTGCGCAATATAGGCTTTTGCTTTTAGCACTTTTGGTAAACAATGGTAGTTTACGTTGTACATCTAACATAGTGTTATACGGCACTGTACTAGTTGGATAGTTGTGTACTTCTTTTTCTACTTCAATTGCCTTACTAGTATCAGTAATATCGTTAATTAAAACGTTACTACCAAATGTATTTTTTAATGCTTTCTTGCTATCAAAGTATGTTGTACCTTGATTGTCACTAAACATAAATCTATCGTCTGCGGCTGATATAGTTCCAATTCTTACGCCTTCGTCTTCGACGATCCAAAATTTATCTTTTAAAATAGTCTTTGTCTTTATACTCATTTAGGGTACCTCGCTTGTAGTGGTTCTGCAAAAGTAGCGGCTTGATCTGCAATACGTTGCATATCCCATTTAGCACAGAACTTCATAAGACGTAATCCTACTTGATTAATCTCTTTAGGTTCTACTTCTGCAATAGTGTTATTAATTATCTCTCTAATGTCTGCAGGTTGTGCAGTCAAGTCACACAATACAACATTGCGATTGTAATCATCAAGTACACGATGTTCGGTACCGTTATGATCAGTCCAGCGTTGTAGCATCATATTGTTCCAGTTGTAGCCTTTAGTAGTCTTATCGTCGTATGCTTCAATAAGGCCAACTTTATTCTTAGTGCCTTTCTTACGTACACCAGGATAAGCACTAAACACGTTATCACTAGTGTCGCCACGCATACACTTCTCAAATAACATATAGTCAGGCTGCGGAGCAGGCTTAATCTCCTGTGTCTTCTTCTCAATAACAGGTGTGCCGTCGTCGTTGAAGTAGCCTTTGTCTGTAATAGTAACGTTAGCAATACCATTGTACTGTGTACAATTAGGACCTACTAGTTGTGCAAAGTCACCATCTGTACTAATAATAACACAATGATCATCAGGATGTGATTGTACCCAGCCTGCAATAAGATCATCTGCTTCTAGTTGTGAATGACGTATAACAGTACAGTTAGTCTTGTCTTTCATAAAGTTCGTAAACTCGTCAAATATTTCAAAGAACGCTTTATCGTCTTCACTTTCAGATACAGTCATCTTATCGCGAGCAACTTTTCTATTACGTTTGTAAGGCTCGTAATAGTCTTTGCGCCAGCTACGGCCTTCTAAACAAAACACAACGTGATCTGCATCAAAGTCTTGCCAAGCCTTCTTTACACTGTTAAGTGTAATATGCAGAGCCATTCCTACTTTAGTGTCAATATCGCCACGAACAACGTGCCTTGCACGGAAGAATGTGTTAAGCGTGTCTACTAGTACATAAGTTGCCATACTATATACACCCCGATAAACATAATGAGAATATGTTGCCATCCTGTACGAATGCAACTAGTAATGTAATGCCTAAAATTTCTAACATAGTTTTGCCTTTGTGTAATTTATAGTACTATTATAGCACCAGATCTGGCGTGTGTCAAGTATTAAGATACTTCACTTTTACCTTTATCGATCGGAACAACATTAATATATCCTGCACCTCGGTCAGTGTCTAGTCCTTCTTGCTCTAGCATTCCGTATACAATATCACGGAACCAGCGGTCTACAATTTCTTCTTCAGGATCGTTATCGACACCATACCCTTCTTTAACAAGTTTTGCAATAAAATATTTGTTCCAATCAAGTTCGAAGAATCCGTTGCGAACATTTTCTTCGTTAATCTTAACATCAATAACATCTACCCACGGTTCTTTCTTGCGGGTGTGATAATCTTTAGGATCACGTTGTTTAAGAAGTTCCATCTTTTCAGCTTCTACTTCTGCTTTCTGTGCTTCGACTTTGTCTAAGCCTGTTAGTTTTTTAAAAAAGTTTTTCATATTAATCCTTTCTCCCTCAGTTTATCATCTAAGTTTTTAATTGGAGCCTTCATAGCTCGTTTGTGTTGATCGTTTGCATAGTCTCTAGGTGCCCCAGGCATTTCCGAATAAGCTGATGTGTAGTCTAGGGGTAAATCGCCATCCTTTTTCCATACATACTTCAGCAACTTCTTTAACATTAAGGACATACTCTTCCGAGCGTCCCCCAAGCGGCATACAATATACTGGACACTCAACGCCGACATCACGATATGCTTGCACAGCTCTACCAGCTTCATCAATATCTGAACGATCAGCAACGACAAATTTAAGATAAATGTCACTACCAGCAACAGTGGAATAGTTAAGAGCAACGTCAGGCTTAATAGCGTCCTCCCAAGATTCTCCGCTAACGGATAGCTTTGGCGAACAACTCCACGTAACAGTAATTCTGTCATTATCGTTGAGATAGTTGTAGAGGTCGTCGTGTAATACTTGTGTAGTGTTTGTTTCAAATGTGACATTTTTTAAATCCTTCATACGTGGGTGTTCGAATAGCTCTACGTAAAGTCGTTGCCACGCCAACAACGGCTCACCGCCTGTCATAATTAAATGGATATCTTGTCCATTGTCCATTGTCCACTTGCCTTCTGGTGTAAGCGATAGTAGATGTTCTACCACTTCGTTGATCTCTGCAAGTTTGTTAAAGTTTTTAAACTCAGGATAGATACTTGCATAAGTGTCGCATCCTGTATGAATAATAGGCAAGTCTGTAAACTTTTCAGTTTTAGCAATAATGCCGTCATCTAATAATGCTTTAACTTCTTCGTTGTATCTTTGTCCGTCTGCAAGTTTCTCTGCACGACTAGGCTCATCCTTACCGAGCCCAAAGTTCATACAACGGAAGTTACAACCAAAGGTACGCAAGAATACACTGGGCACTCCTACAAACTTACCTTCGCCTTGTACACTGTAAAATGCTTCGCTATATCTTAGTTTCATACTTGGCTTTTTGTTTACTGCTTCGTGCGATGGATAGCCTTTTTCAAATACTGGAGATTCTATCATCGTGCAAACTCCTGCTGTAGTTTAATGTTGTCAAAGAACTCTTTCTTAGTGCCACTATCATCTTTAAAACTACCTTTAAGTACAGTTGTTTGTGTAAGACTACTAGTTGCCATAATGCCTCGATTCTCGCAACAACCGTGTGTTGCTTGAATATAAACACCTAAGTGTTCAGCATCAGTCGCTTTACCAATTTCACGAGCAATATCATTTGCAAGTTCTTCTTGCAATGTACCACGTCGAGCACACCATTGTGCAATACGTGTATACTTAGATAGTCCAATAAGTTTGTCTGCGGCAATAATGCCAATGTATGCTACACCTGCTACTGGCTGATGGTGATGCGAACACATACTTTTAAGTTCACTACGTACTACTAACATTCCGTCATAACGTTCATCGCTATCATTAGGAAATGCTGTTGCACTTGGAGCCGCTTCGTATCGTCCTGACA